CGCTCTTTCGCTGACGCCCCTCGACTGCGGATTGCCGGGGATGCTCGTCTCGAGCGATGCACCGATTCGGGCCAAAAGCCCGGTGAGCTCAGACGTGATGAGCTTCGACATATTGCCGCTGCCGATGTCGCAGTAAAAGATTGCAAACGCGCCACCATAGGGCTTCTTATCGTCGACCGTGACCGCGTGGCGTATCGCGTCCGCTACGACGTGGCTCGACTCCGACAGCCCGGCAGACCAGCCCAGACAGACGCGCGTGGCAACGTCGATTATGGGGACGACCGTGGGGATAAACGGCTTGCCGTGCGCAGGGTGCGCAACCTTTGCCTTATAGCTGTGACCGTCGCCACACGCGATATCCAGCGGCAGAAGCTTGCTCTTGTCGCGTAGAATATACTTAGAAACCTGTCGCAGCTCGGAGCCCGTCATCCGCCCGCGTTGCGCGTCCTTTCGACTGAATTGTTTTAAAAATCGGATAGCCTGTGCATACGACGGTGCGCGCTCGCCCATCATCTCTAACACCTGTTGGATGGACGGCTTCGACGGCAGCCGATAAAAGTTCAAGAAGCTGGACGCCCAGTCAGGAATTTTCTCTTTGTCAGGCGATTTGGGCGCGAGCGCGAGATCGCCCCCCTCCTTCTGTTCCTTGAGCCATCTCAAAATCGTGCGAGCTGTAATAACCCTGGAGCTGCCACTTTTACTGTTTGCAGCCATCAGTGTTATCGTTAGACCGGACTCGGATAGTTCGCCGCTCTTTATCTTCGATATGAATTTATCCGCCGCATTCGACAAAGATTTAACTGCGAGCTTTTTTACCTCCTGCAAAATAACGAGCCGCGCGTCCATCACGTCGCGCTGCCAGTCCTTGAGCTTGACATCCGGCAGTAGCGCGGGGTTGGTGCGCTCTGACACATCGGCGAGCATCCTGTCGCCGCTTGCAAGCGGCACCACTATTTTGCGATTCTGCCGTAAATCATTTAGAATTCGTTCGGCGCAAAAGAGCGCGTTATCGGCGAATTCGAGCGCGCGCTTCGCATCCCCGAAAGCTCGCGCCCATTTCCTCGTCTGTTTAGGGGTTGGAATTTTGGCGACGGCTGATTTTTCTATTCCTTGTTTTTTTGCTGTTGCTCTGCGGCGCTGTTGTGCTACTGCTCTATTTATCTGCCGCTCTGCCGCTCTGCTGCTCTGCTGAGGCTTTCCCAGGTAAATGCGATGCATCTCTTTAGCTGCCAGCTTTAAAAGCGTCCGCGCGCGTAACAGCTTTTCGCGCAGCTCGTCGACGCCGGGTATCATCCTTATCTTTTTTAAAGCCTTGCAGACCCAATCGAGCGCAAAAAAAACGCACGACACAACGAGGCTGAGCGTCGCGGTGCCGTCCGTCAAACACTGAGCGCACTTGGCGCAGCCCGGCACGACTACGGCTACTGCTCTACTGTTCTGCCGCACCATCGCGTCGCTCATTCAATCCTCCCCAAAGAAGCGGGGCGGGCGGGGTTCGCACCCGCCCCGATAAGCTTAGGGGACACCACAACATGAGGGGCAATCCGTTTATTTACTGCTGCTCTATTTTTGCTATAAATTAGCCGTTCAACCTGTCTCGGCTTCATTCTCAAAGCTCTCGCAAGCGCACGCACGACCCGGCGCGAACGTTTGCCGGACAAGACGTGAGACAGAAGACTTCGATCTACATTGAGAGCGCGGGCAATTTGGGTTTGAGTTATTCCGTGCTTTAAAAGCGCTATCTTGACTTTGGTCTTCCCACTGAGATACCCTTTCATTATGATGACCTCCTGTTCTAGGAGAGAATTTACGGCTTTCCGTAACTCTTGTCAAGAGGAAATATTTTGCGTAAAAACGTAAGTTGAGGGGGAGATGCACAATTTCAAAGAGAAAGTTTCGACGTTTATAAACGAATTGCTCACTCAATACGGATTGACCCAACAAGAACTCGCCAAAATACTCGATGTAGGACTCGCGAGTTTATCGGCATACGCTAAGGGGGACGAACTACCAAGGGTAGAGGTTCTTTTAAGGCTTGCAAAATTAGGGGGGGTGACAATGGAGGATATAATAGAGAAGGGCAAAGCCCCGCAAAAAAAGGAAATCATTATTAGAGGCAGGTCGACGGTTGGCGCAATAGCAGACCAAATTCACGGCGACGTATACGTAGATACGCATGTGCGCAGGGTTTTTAAATATGCCTATCAGCCAGGCGATCTCACAGATGCGCAGGCGGAAAAAATCCAGGAGTTTGTGAACGAAATAGTTAGCATGGAAAGAACCGTAAAAAGAAATCCTAAAACCCACGCCGCCGTATGGGGGGCGCTTAGGCGAAAGTTTAAAGTGCCGTATTATCGCAGGATAGGTGAAGAGAATTTTGAAACGGCCATGACGTATTTAAAGCAATGGCGAGGAAGGCTCACAAAACCACTGTCGAGAAAGGATCCCGAGACGTATCGAAATTTGAGAATTAAGGCGATCAACACGATCGCCAGAAAAGAGCTTGAATGGCGAGATGGAAATATCAGGGGATATCTTTGGGATGTCTATAAAACAACGTCTATGCGTGCGCTGACGGACGCCCAATTAGAAAATTTATATCAAAGAATGCAAACACTAAAAAGAAAAAAATGAACCCCCCGTCGTCGGCAGAATCGTCTTGATTTTGCGCACCAAGATTTTATAATAGTAGACAGCATACAGGGGGAGGAAAAATATGGAAGATAAAAGGTCAGAGCGTCCGATGTGGCGTAGAATTTTAGCGCCTGCCATTATGGGATTTTTCATTCTTGTCGGGATTGCCTGTCTTGTTTACGGGTGCAATGAACGGGACGTTGCATCAAAAATCCCTGATTCGTGGACGGTTGGCAAGTCGGAGAATATACGATATATCGAGGCAAAAGAGGATACCGACTCTTTAAGCATTGAAGCCGTCGTCCCTTATGACATTCGGCGTGAGGTGCTGAGGCCAACGCTTCTGGCTATCTTAAAAGACGCATTTAAAGCCCAACCACAAGCTTTGCGTATATGGATACACCTTTATCCAGATGAAAGGTTACAAAAACATTGCTGTTGGGCTGGCGATGCGACGTATGAAGGCGGAGTTATTACCCTCCACTATAACATCCCTTCGGATAAGTACATCGCAGATTGGAATGCTGAGATCGGAAAGCCACTAGGTCCTGTGATTGACGGCAAACCATTCACTTTCGATCTGCCACCGCTTTTCCGACCAACTGCGAAGGATATAGACATTGTAGCGCAATTGGTTACTCTTTGGGATAATTATTACGATGAACAGATCCATAGCGACCCGACGTGGCACATGACTGACGATGAGCGCGACAAACTCGTTGCTCAAAAGGTAGGAATCCCCGTTGCGGATGTGAAACGCTATTTTGGTTTCGCATACCATTACTATGGCGGCTTTGGAGGAGAAGGGGAAAGAATAACGTTAAAATGATGTAGCGCAGGTCGCGCTACCGCACCGCATCCCCCTGTATGCTGACTACTGTATGCTGGCTACTGATTATTTCACCTGCAGATAGTCCCAGATCGTCTGCTTGATCTCCTCGATGTCCTCGTCCTGCACGACAAGATATGGGCGTGCGGGTATTTCAACCTTTTTGCCGCGACCGGCTTTGCCGCCGAACTGGTGGATTGCGGCATACACCTTGTTCGTCCCGACGACGACATCCACCGCCGACGCCACGTATGTGACAGAGCCCATCAGCCCGCCCGCCATCCCGTGTCTCACCAAGACTTTTGCGTCCTCCATCTTTTTGCGCGCACGCACCGTCAGCCCTTCGACCGAGAACTCTTCTTTTTTTCGCGCTCCTTTTTTAAAAGCTTTACTCGTGCCGCCTGCGCGCGAAATGAGAGTTGCGAACGCGAGCGGCAGCCACTTTTTACTGCCGCCGCGCCACGAGCCGACCTCGCTGTATCGACCGCCGACGTCGAAGTTTTTCCAGACGGACTTTTGAATTATCTGGCCCACGATTTTAAATGCAGGCGTGAGGTCGCCCATCTTTTTTGTGAGCTCGTGAAAAAAAGTTTGCAGCTCCTTGTCGTCGATCTGAACTTTTATCACGGCTGATTTTTCCACGCCTCTTTGCCGACGTTATAATCCCAGCCCGGGTCGATCCCCACAGGCACCTGCAGCACCTCGCCAGTATGTGGGTTTTTCCATTCGTAGGTTTTGCTCGGCGGCGCAGACTTTTTGGGGTCTGCGACTTTTGCGTATTCGCGTCGGGACACGACTTTGACCCGACATCGGCAGCCCCAGCCGTTTGGCGGGTAGTGCGCGTCCCAGAACGGGTCGTCGGCAGGCAGCGTTATGCCGTGCCATGCGCGGTGCTCCGGCCGCACGCGCGAGTCGTCCATCGTCACATACCGCCAGTAAGGGAACGCCTCCAAAACGTCCGCGTCCGTCATCTGCTTATATCTGCCTGCGGCGTATGCTGTGGAGAGATTCGTGCTGTATATCGTTGCAGTCCGCCAGCCGCGCTTGCCTTTATAGCTCCAGCCGTATTTTTCGACGAGCGTATCAAAATCCTTGCGAAACTCGGAGAGCGACGTCCCTTCGGACATCGCTTTATCGACTGCTGCGTGCAAATCCGCGAGCAGCGCGTCTTTCGTCGCACCCGCGACGGTAAACGCGCGTGCGTGCATCTCCCGCCATAAGTCAGTCCACTTCGCTGTGGGGATGTCAAGCTTTAGCCGCAGAAACGTTATTGCTTCTTCGAACGGAAGTTTAAAAAATTCCAGTTCAGGCATTCATCGCCTCGAACCTGCCCGCGAGATTTGCGACTGTAAGAGCACGTGCGATCAGCTCGCCGAGCGCTGTCGCGTCGAGGTCTTTATACCGTTCGACCAGCCTGTCGCGGAACTCTTCGAGCGTTTCGACCTCGGCCAGAAGCCTTTTTATCTCGTCGACGAACTCGTCCTGCGTCGCTTCGTTTAAGAGTTTCTCGGTGAACAAATCGACCGCATCCTTTTCCCGCCCTGGCGGCCGTTCTGTTGCGTTGAAATTCTGCGGCTGCTGTGGCTGTGGCGCACCCACCTCAAACTCGTCGTCCGAAAGCCCGTAAGCTCGTTGATAGTAGACCTTTTTGAACTGCACGCCCGTGCGCGATAAAATCTCGTCGCGCTCGGCGAGCACCTTGTCGACGTCCCCCTCCGCCCAAAGCGAAAATATCGGGCGTTCGGAATCCATGAAGTTCAGCTCGCATATCCAGCGGATCAGCTTTTTAAAGGCCGACTCAACGAGCTTTTTGTCCGACACGACGATGTCGTCTCGCACCTTGAAGTGCACGGTACCGAGCGCCTGCGTGCCCGTAGGTTGAGCCTGTGTCGTCAGGGTCTGGCCGAGTATCGCTTTGGAGACCTGCTCGTCGCCCGCGTTCACAAGCCGTTCGTAAATGTCGGCGGACGCGCCCTTGCCGGTCGGCTCCATTATCTCGACACTCGAATCGTCGGGTATCACGGCGATTGCATCCTGCACCATCGCCTCCAGCATCGCTGCGAGCTTGTCGGTCTCGTCCTTCGGCGTGCCGCGCGGGTGTTTGCCGACGATAAACGGCATCCCGTACTTTTCCGTGAATATCACCCAGAACTTGAACCCGCCCTTTTTAAAGGTCACCGGCCAAAAACAGCGGCTAAGTTCGGGTGTGCCGTAAGGGTTGTCGTAGCTCCCCTCGTATTGCACGACCAGAAACTTTCGGTCGGCTACCGGCGCGCCCATGTAGTTATCTTTTGTGCGCAATAAAAGCTCGTTGTTCTCGTCGAACGCAAACCAGTTCTGCGGCTTACCGATAACGCGCGTCGGCAGCACGTAATTCCCGACCTTTCCCCAAATAACCTCTAAAACCTGATACCCGAAAAATGGCGCGTTTAGAATTTCACCGATGAGCTGCTCCATGTCGAGGTTAGAAAAAGCCTCCTCGATGACTTTTGCAACGCGCGAGCGAGCCTTGCCCCTGTCTATGCTCCAATTCATCGATTTTACGCCGCTCTTTCTCGACTTTTCGCACGCGCCCACGTGTGAATCGACGAGTAGCTCCTTGTAAACCGCGATATCCTTGCCGAGCCTTTTCAACACGGGGTCTGGATTTGGCAGATACATACCGAGCGCGTAAAAGTCGATTGCACGCCGCCTCGTGGCGAGCTCTTTGGTCAGAGTGTCGAGCTTCTCGTTAAAGGTGATATACTCGCGCTCGTTCAGCCACAGCCTTTTCATACTCATCAGTTATACCCCGCGACAATGTTATAAGCTTCGCGCTTGCCGAGCGTGGCTACATATATGGGCGTGCTGAGCCTCGCGTCCGCCGCCGCGAGCGTTGCAAGCGCCGCTGCCCAGAACCGGTCGGCATGACCGCGCGCGTCCGAACTAGCCACGTCGAACCGTATGTTGCCAGCCGCAGTCGTGAATTTTCGTATTGAATGAAAATCCTCGCGGACTTCAAAATCGGATGGGATTAAAAGAGTCTTGTCTTCCATCTCCATCTTTATGCGATATGCGAGGTCTTCCTTAACGGGGTTCGAAAAATTTACGGCTTCAACTTTATGTGGACCAAACACGAGTTGAGTTGCATCCCCGAGCTGTGTTCCCAAACCTGTTGAGTCAAGACAGAATCGGCGCATTCGCGGATGTTTGAGGACAGCAAAAAGCACCAGTTGTTGGAGCGGCAACAAAACCTTTTCCATCTCAATGATTAACCTTGCATATTTTTGTCTGCCGAGTTTTTCCCAGAGCCAGATAATAGACAGGTCTTTTTTCCGCCCGACGTCCATCCCACCGTATAGTTCACCTGTTATTTGCGCCAAGAGTTTGGCTGCAATAATATCGATTTTATCGAGCTCTGTTTGGGTCGGCTTGAATGGCTTAGGAAGGGAGTCCAGTTCGCAGTTTGTGATTAAGTCGTATGGCAAAAATGCAGTCGCTTCGTCGACCGGGATGCAGCAGTATTCCTGAAGCCAATCGCTTTCGTCGAAGCAGTCCGCTTTTAGCTCGGCGAGCCATGCCTCGCGCTCCTCCTGCGTCGTCGCGTGCCCGCGGATCTTGTCGAGCAGCCCGTCGGCTGCCGCCTTCTGTATTGTCGTCGTATGCAGCGACCAGTTGAGCTTCTTCTTTTTTATTGCGTCTACAAATTTAAAAAATCTCGTGTTCGTGCCGTTATGCGTGGACAAGATTCGCATCGGGAAGCCCCACGTGATGCACGGCCTGGCGGCAGCCCAGAGCCTGTTTGGGTTGTCGTGATGCGCGAACTCGTCCAAAACGACCTTGCCGCCCTTCGAGCGGAACGCCTTGGGATTGGACGACAGCGCGTGAATTTTTGTGCCGTTTGCAAACTCGATAGTAAAAGTCTTTATGTTGCGCTCGGAATCCAAAAAAACCTGCCCCAGCGAGCGCGCGGCGATGTCAAACAGCTTTGTCCACATCTCGCAGTACTCGATGTATTCCTTTGCGGCGGATTCGTCCGCAGACGAGAACCACACGGCGGGCACCGCTTTTTTTGCGCAGTCCCTGACGTCCTCGTATGACTGCACGTATGTTGCGCCGATTCTGCGCGACTTGTCCCACACCTTCACCGGGCTCGTATCGTCGAGCCACGCGAGCTGATATGGCAAGAAGTGGCTTCTATTTTTTTGTTCTTGCCTACTTTCGGTCAATTCCAAGCACCTCCTTCTCGATCCGCTTCACCGTTTCCTCGGTCAGCTCCTTGCGTTCATCCTGCGTGGTCTCCTCCTCAATCAGCTTTATGCCCTGGAACGACTGTAGTGCCGCGATTGCAATGCTCATCGCACGGATGTTTTTGGGCGTCGGTTCGGCCTTTGCGTTTTTGATTGCGATTCGCGCAATCTCGACGAGCTCCGCGCGCAGGCCTTCGGTCTGCTTCAAATATTCCGCGCGCTTCTGTTCCCACTTCCCATCGACCATCCAGTTGAAAAGGGTGCGTCTGGACACCTTGTTTTGCAAAAGCTCGCAAATGGCGTCGAGCGAAAAGCCCTCGCGCACAAACAATCTCTCAGCCTCGTCGTAGTAGATCGCCAGCTTAGCCATTTAGCTCGTCTTCGAGTTTCGAGATTTTTTCACGCAGCTCCTTTGCCTCGTCCTGAAGCTTGATTAAACTCTTTAGCGTTGCGCTCGCCTGACGGAGTGCGAGCTTCGTGAAATCGTCGGTATATGGGCTTATGAGCTCGCGCAGAGCGCGGATATTCGAATCTGCCTGAAGGTTCTTATCTTTCAGTTGCTCCTTCAAGTCCGCGATTCTAGCCTTTAGCGTAAGCACCTCATTCCCCAGCTTCATCTTTTTCGCTCCTTTGTTTTTTCACAGTTAATGGGCATCGAACCGGGGCATCCAGCTTCTGCTCCAGTCGCTGCAAGATTCCCGCGAGATGAGACTTGTAGTCCTGCTCGTCCTGCAACAGTTGGATCAGCGTGGTGGACAGGGATTCATGCCGTTTGGACAGCTCGTCATACTGCGCGTTTGCGCGTATGAACGTGAAAAACCAGATCACGAAAATTATGATTGCGACGCCGCCCTGAACAACAGCCTGCCACAGACCATCCATCTTTGCGCCTCCTGCTATGTCTTTTTTAATAGGCTAGCAAAAAAAACGAGTTGCTGTGTCCACTCCTGTCCGTCTGTGTCCTTCTGTGTCCGATAAAATGCAGTTGACCAAAGATTATCGGACAGGAGCGGACAGGAGTGGACAGGAGTGGACACAAAAAAATTGACTTTCTGCTATTTTAATTACAAAACGAGGTGCGATATGTGGCTTCCAATATTTAAATCGGGCACGCATAAAGACTCAAAAGGGCGCGAAAAAACGTGGACCGAGAGCGATTTAGATAAGATTGTCACTACCTACAACTCGCAAAAAGACCATGAAGCGCCCGTGGTGATCGGTCACCCGACAACCGATGCGCCCGCGTGGGGCTGGGTCGAATCGCTTAAAAGACAGGGCAAAATACTCGTCGCCAAGCTCAAGGACCTAGCGCCCGAGCTCGTCGATTGGGTTAAGCAGGGGCGTTACAAAAAGGTGTCGGCTTCATTCTATCCAAATCTTTTGCTCAAACACGCTGGCTTTTTAGGTGCGGCGCCGCCTGCGGTGAAAGGGCTGCCCGCTGCCCAATTTACAGCCAGCGACGACGACATGACGTATGAATTCAGCGACCTCGACAGCGAGAAGCTGACGTGGATTGCACGCATATTCAGGCGCTTCAAACAATTTCTAATCGAAAAATACGACATGGAAACGGCGGACAGAATCCTTTCAGATTGGGAGATTGAGCAGCTTGAAAGGGACGAACAAAACTTTGCCGAACAGACGCCTGACGAGAAGCGCGAGGCTCAGAAGGCGCGCGCGAAAAAATACGGGATTGAGCCGAAAGAGGGCGGCAATCTGACGAAGCCGTCCGAGTATGACGCGCTAGACGATGACGAATTTGCCGACCCTGTAAACTATCGCTATCCCATCGATTCGGAGCACATCCAAGCCGCGCTCAGCTACTGGGGCATGGCTAAAAACCGCGAGCAGTACACGGCGGACGAGGTCGAAAAAATCACGAAACGAATTTTAGCGGCAGCTAAAAAATTTGAGATTGAGGTTGACGAGAAAAAGTGGGAATTCGTGGAGGGTGAAGACATGGAGAAAGTTAAGGAGCTCGAGGAGCAGCTTCGGGCAAAAGAGAACGAGCTGAAGCAGGCGCGCGCGGCGCTCGCAAAAGAGCAGGCAGCAAAGCGGCAGAGCGACCATCTCAGCTTCTGCGAGGGTCTTGCAAGTGGGGGCAAGCTCACGCCCGCGCAGAAGCCGGCGGTGCTCGACTTCATGGAGATTCTATTTAACGCAGGCGAGTTTGAGTTTTCAGAAGGCGAGGGCGACGACGGCAAACTCAAGCGTGCAAAGAAGTCCGCGTTAGACGTCTTCAAGGAGTTTCTAAACGCTTTGCCGAAGCAGGTCGACTACAACGAGCATGCGACGAAGGGTAAAGCGCCGGGCGCGCCAAATAGCGGCGAAGCGCTGGAGTTTTCAGGCAGCATCGACGAGGAGCGTCTGGAGCTGCACAAAAAGGCGATGATGCTGGTCGAGAGCGAAAAGCTCTCATACAAGGATGCAGTCAAAAAGGTTTTGCAAAAGGAGGGAGGTAAATAGATATGGCTGACCGTTTACAAGAGATTGCAGTTGTCGACCCCGTGCTGACTACGCTGGCACGCGGTTATAAGTATGCCGACCTCGTCGGCACCGAGCTCGCGCCGATTGCGACGGTGCAAAAGGAGCGCGGCAAGATTCCGCAGTTCGGCAAGGAGGCGTTCAAACTCTACAACACGGCGCGTGCGATCAGGGCAGGCTCGAACATCATGTCGCCCGAAGGAATCACCACAATCGATTTTGTGCTCACCGAGCACGACCTCGGCTATCCGATCGACTACCGCGAGGTGGAGGAGGCGATATTCGATATTGAGGCGCACGGACAGGAGACCGTGCAGAAGGCAATCCTTTTGCGACTGGAAAAGGAGATCGCCGACCTCGTTCAGAACCTCAACAGCTATCCATCGGGCAACAAGGTCACGCTTACGGGTAACGACCAGTGGACCGCAAGCCACGCGGACTCCAACCCGATTGACGACGTAGACACGGGTAAAGACGCGGTGCGCGGCAAGATCGGCACATACCCGAACGTGATGGTGCTCGGCCCAAAGAGCTTTAAATCGCTCAAAAACCACTCGACCATCATCGAGAAAATCAAATATTCGATGAAGGGCATCGTCACGGTCGAGCTTCTGGCTGAGATATTCGACATTCCGACGGTCGTCGTGGGCAAGGCTTCTTATGCCACAGACGCCGGAACGTTCACCGACATCTGGTCGGACAACTGCATCCTCGCATACGTTCCCGACAAGCCGAAGGCGGAAAACGTCGAACGCACTCCGTATGAGCCCTCATTCGCCTATACGCTTCGCAAGAAGGGCTCGCCGCAGATCGACAAATACGACACGAACGGCGGCAAGCTGCACATCGTGCGCTGCACCGATAACCTCGTCGCTAAGCTCGTCGGCGCGGAAGCGGGCTACATCATCAACGACACAAACGGCTAATCGGAGGCTGAATAATGAAGTTTATGGTCAGAAACACGGCGATAAAACGAGGAGGCAGGCTCTATCCCGAAGGCTCGACGATCGAGCTGTCCGACGACGAGGCGAAGCCGCTCGAAAAGTATTTGGAACCAATAGACAGCGGGCTTCAGCCCGTTGATGAGCAGCCAGCAGCAGACAGCGGGCCCGAGCCCGTTGAGGGGTTTGAGGACAAAAAGCCTAAGAAGGGAGGCAGGAAATGAAGACATATCAGCCAGGTGTCGTTACGTCGATAACGGCAGCCGCAGACCTTGAGAAGTGCCGATTCATCGGGTTTGACGGCAACCACTGTGGCGCAAACGCAAAAGCGCTCGGCGCAAGCGAACTTGCGACAAAATCGGGTCAGCAGTGCCCGGTCATAGCGACTGGCATACCGCTCGTCGAATCGGGCGGCGTTATCTCGGCGGCGGGCACTCCGCTCGCATCCGACGCAAACGGCAAAGCGGTCGCTGCCTCGAACTTCGCCGTAGCCACGGCAGTAGCCACGAGCGCAGACACAACTGTGGCCGCGTCGACATCGGTAACCGTGACGGTCACCGTGCCAACGGGTGAGACAGCCGTATTATCGACCGCTGCGCAGCCGGACCTGCAGGAGTCTGCGACGGCGACTACAACCGCCACGGCAACGACAACCGCGACGTCGACTGCGACGAACACCAACTCAGGCGGTGCGCTGCCCCAGAAAATCAACGGCTATGCGATCGATACGGCGTCCGGCGCGGGCGAGTTCATTCGCGTGCTGCTTGCATAAGATAGTGGGCTTTAGCCCATTGAGGAAGGTGGCATGGCATACTGCACGCTCGACGACATAAAGAAGGCGATAAGCGCAGAGGACATAGCTCAGCTCACAGACGACGCGCAGGGCCAGACGATCGATGAGTTAAAGGTTGCTGCGGCGATTGCCTATGCGGATGAGATTATCAACGGCTTTTTGAGAGGTCGATACAGCGTGCCGCTCGAAACGACACCTGAGCTTATAAAACACTTAAGCGTCGACATAACGGTATATCGATTGCATGAGCGCAAGCTCGGGCTGGACATGCCTGAAACGATGAACACGCGCTACAAAAATTCGATTGAGACGCTGAAGCAGATTCAACATGGTCAGATAACGCTCGGCACGCAGGCGGGCGACACCCCTGAGCCGGGCAAATATGTGACGAACAAGACCAGCTCCGATAGAGTCTTCAGCGAAGAGGAGCTGGGCAAGATGGTGTGACGATGGGCGTGACGATTGCACAGGTTGAGGACAAAATGCTTGAGCGGTTGAAAAATAAAGGGCTCGACGTCCGCGACTTCGACGTGCAAAAGGGAACAGACGGACTGGTCAAGCCCGCGTGCTACGTTGCGACCGAGCTGGGCAGTTTCAAAAAGCTGTCGCAGAGCACATTCCGGCAGATTATTAGCGTCTCGCTCTATCTCGTGTTCAGGCATTTGAAGGACGAGAAGGAGCGCAGGCGCGGGCTATACCCAATTTTGGAGGGAGCTATCGGCTATCTCACGCTCCAGACGCTTGGGCTTGACATCTCACCGCTAACGCCCAAGTCGTTCCGAAACATCACGGACGAGGACACGTTTAGGGCGGGTTTAATAGCCTATCAAATAGACTTTGAAACTGGCTACGACATCGTGGCGATGTCGGACGAGCAGGTTACCGAGCTTTTGCGCATCGGGCTGAACTACTACCTCAAACCGGGCGATGAGACGCCCGACGCGAGCGATTTGGTGAATCTGCGATGAAACCCCTAACCGCAAGGGAAAAAGCGCGCCTGAAGGCTGTTGTGTGCCAGATCGGGGCATTCTGGCGGCCTTCGCCAATTTCGAGGAGGTTTTTATGAAGATAAAGGTTTCGGCAAAGACGGGGACGAAATGTCCGGTGGAAGGTAAGCCGCACCAATACATCGACGACAAAACGCCCGTCGCGGTCGATAGCACGGTCTATTACAGGCGTTTAATAGCCGACGGCTCGCTGACTATAGTGCAGCAGCTCAGCAGAGCAGTAGCGCAGCAGCCTAAAGCAGAACAGGCGTCCCCGCCTGTTGAGCAGGAAGGTAAGAAGTTAAAGAAGGGAGGGGATAAATAATGGCGATCCAATTTGAAACGATCCCGACATCGATGCGTAAGCCAGGTCACTATTTTGAGTTCAACAACCAGCTTGCGGTGCGGACGCTGCCGGCGAACAAGCAGAAGATGCTGATCTTAGGACAGCGCTACAAGCTGCCTGAGCCCACAAAACCGATGCTTGCCGAGGATACGGGCACGCTGGAGGCAGGCACCTATTTCTACACGATTGCAGCCTACGACTACATCGGTATGACGCTTGAGTCCGAGGAGGCGTCGATAGTAATAGCAACTGGGCCCAAGGGCGTCAAGCTCACGTGGACGAAGGTCGTTGGCGCGAGCGGCTATCTGATTTACGGCCGCACCCAGCAGGATAAGAAGTTGATTGAACGGACTGGATCCAACACAAACACGTGGACTGACGCCGGCTCACGTCCGCTGTCGGACATGAACCCGCCGACGAAAAACTCGACGGGCGCGCAGGCTGACGCGCTTGTCCCGCTCCCGATTTTTTCGACGATGGACGCAGCCCTCTATTTTGGGGCAGGCTCGATGGCGCAGCTGATGGCGAACGCGGCAATCACAGCGAACCCATATCTCGATTTGACCGCAATCGCGCTGAACGACGCTCTTGGCACAGCCGCGACGGGCATGATAACCATTAGCGGCACGGCAATTTCGAGCGGCACGCTCAAAGTCTGGGTTGCAAACAGAAAGGTCGAGATCGCCTTTAGTTCGACCGATACGCCAACCACGATAGCAGCCGCGTTGTGCGCTGCATTGCAGGCAGACTACGAGCTGCCCGTTTGGGCGGCCGTCAATCCGGAGATGGCCACTCAAATTAACCTGACCGCGAAAAACAAGGGGACGGTGGGCAACCAGATAAAGCTGGCATACGAGTTGAGCGGTATTCCAAACGACATTAAAGTCACGCTTTCGGGTGCGAAGTTGTCGAACGGCACGCTGGATCCCGACATACAGAACGCGCTCGACGTGGTCTTTCCCGACCGCTACCACGTGATTGCCACGCCATACAACGACGATGCGTCGTTACAGATGTTGCGCACGCATCTGGAGACGGTCTCGAACGCGATTGAGCAGCGTGGCGAGATTGGCATATTTGCGATGGACGATTCAGTTGCAACCGTCACGACATTTGTGAAAAACATCAATTCGGGCAGAATCTTCTGCAAATATTTGCGTGGCACGCCGAGCTTGCCGTATGAGGTGGCTAGCGCGTTCGCGGCGGTCAAGGCGTTCGAGGAAGACCCCGCGCGTCCGCTGAATACGCTCGAGCTGAAGGGACTTGGCATACCAAAGGTGGCCGACCGATTGTCGCGCACCGAGCAGGAGACCTGCCTGTGGAACGGCGTCTCGCCGCTTGAGGTGACAAACGACAACCGCGTGGTCGTCGTGCGTGCCGTGAGCACGTATGTTTCAGACATCTCGTGGCTCGACATCACGACGGTCTGCTCGCTCGATTATCTGCGCGACGCCTGCCGCGAGCGCGTAAAGCTGCGTTTCCCGCGCGCGAAGCTGTCATCGAAGACGCCGCCTAAGGTCAAAAGCGAGATTCTGGACGTGCTGCTGAAGCTCGAGGAGCTTGAGATCGTCGAGAATGTGCTCGCCAACAAGGACGGGCTTGTATTCGAGCGCAACCAGCAGGATCCCAACAGGCTCGACGGTCAGATTCCAGCAGACGTGGTCAACGGGCTGCACATCATGGCAAACCGTATCGATTTATAT